ATTGAAAAGACCTGAAAGCGCACCGTCTGTAGTAGCTACAGCTGGCACGACCGTTGTGAGGTCAATTTCTGATACATTTACACCTGGACTAACTTGGAATGGCATTTGTTTCTCCTTCCATGGAAAAAAGACGATTTCATGAAATTATTTATAAATTACAGATTTTCTAGAAAGTATCATTAAAAATCCAATTATTATTACCACCCAAACGTTCATCAATTATAATGTCCGTCATTTCGTCGCCGTTATCGACAAATCCAAAAGGTGTTAAATCGCTCATAATTTCGTCTTCAGTTTTTTCTCGTAATTTCATCAGAGTATTTATATTGGTATAATCTTTGAAATATTGTTGATCTGAAAGCCAAGCAAACAAAACTAATCCCATAACTAAATCGTCATGTTTTCCAGATTCGGCTTCGTAGCTTTGACCTTTTCTGGAAAATGTAGACAATTCTTCAATAGTTTGAAAATCATTTACTATTAATTGATTTTGTTCTACAAGAAGTTTTAATATAGAACAGCCTACTGACTTTACCGTTTTTGTTGTGCGAATACCTTTATCAACTGTAGAACCAAATCCAGAAGTAATACGTTTGCCCGATCTACCAGCGTTTTCGGTAAATAACACATTATCGTATTCAAAATCATAATGTAAAGAATGACCTACTTGTTCGCCAATGTCATTAATTTCAACCAAAACTGCAGTGTTATTATAAGCTTTACAAACTCTAAAAATTACTTCTGCATAATCCATTGGAGTAATCATATTATTTCGATATACACATACTTGTTCGTATGGCATTTTTGTGACATCTAAAATATGAAATGCAGAATAATCTAGTCCTTTGCCCCTAGAAACGTCAACCAAACAAACATAGCTATGACCTTGTACTGGATGTTCATATTGAAATAAACCATCTTTATGAGTTAAAGCTGTTTTATGTATTAGCTCTTTAAGTTTCCATCCAGAAATCAAAGTTCCAGAACTACCAAGAAATTCAACACAATATTCTTGTTCGAATTTTTCTTGATTGAAGTTCATTGCAGCTAAAGTGTCTTTTTTCCAAACTTCATCTCTATTTGGAACATCTTGCCACATAACTTTAATTGGAACATAGCCGTTACGTTTTTCGTTTGCATTTTGCCAAATAGCATAAAAGTGGTTGAGACCATTTGGTGTTGAAACAAGAACAATTTTCGACTCTTTACCTGATGAAATAGTAGGATAAACAGAGGTGAAAAACGCATCCCAATTTTCGATAAATGCAGCTTCGTCGATAAACAGTAAGTTAATAGAATAACCACGGATCGCATCAGAACTAGTAGCAGCAGCGATAACACGGCTGTTGTTTTCAAGTTCCATCGAGCCTTTATTCCATTCTTTGACGCCCTGCTGAAGCCATCTTGGAAGATGCTGGTATGCTAGCTGAATGCGACCAAGAATTTCTCGAGCAGTTTCGCCTTTATTTGCTAACAATGCTACTGTTTTTTCACCATGGAAAATGATATACCAAAGAACAAATGCGCAAGTTACGGTAGATTTACCAGCCTGACGTGCAGTTGCTATGATGTTAAATCGATTATCTTGCATCGATCTAATCATATCTTTTTGGTAATCGTATAATTTGAAACTTACCAATCCACTGTCAATGTTGATAATTTTCATGTACATTTCGGTAAAATAAACAGGGTCTTGTGAACACTTTACATATTCTTGAACAAGCTCTGGTGTCCATTCAATATTTTGATTTGAACGTTTGAGGTTTATATTACCGTTGTAACCTTTAAATTTACTAGGATCCACCATTTTTCATTTGCTCTATTACTTTTTGTAATTCGGTTGTTGATCCAACAAATAAATTATTTGTTACAATTTTTGCATTTTCGTTAGTTGGTTCGTCTTTCGCATCAATATCACGAATATCTTTTTGTAAAGCCATCAAGTCTTTATTTGCTTGGAGCATAGTATCCATTAATTTGGCTAACACTTCAAATGCTCTTGGATGTTGCGAACTATCAGCTATCTGTGATAGTTTTTCCATGGCAAATACGCCGTTCTGGATGACCTCATGGATATTCGATCGAGCCATTTCAAAATCATTTTTTGCACTATTGTTGTGGGCTTGAGCAACTATAGCTTTTACTGAATTGTCAGTATTTAAAGATGTCAAATTTAACGCATCACTAATAGGATCTGGTTTCTTTTTTTCCATTACACGCCATAAGTTGTTTGTATAACATAGCCAAAATCATCATCTACTTCAATTGATAGAGGACTAATGGATGCAGATGCATTTGAAGTAGGTAATCCATTTGCAGTTAAACCTGGAGTAATTACAGTATAATGATGGTATGGTGTTTCACCAGGAGCATCTTCGATATCTGCAAGTCCTGACGGCACATAAAATGCTGTATTTGCATACTTAATAATTGCACCCTTTTTAACTGGTCCGTATATATAGCCTTTTAATGTAAAATCTAAAGTCCAAATTATTGCACGACGTTCTTTAAAATCGCCTTCGTACGTATCTTCTTGATCTATACTATTCATAATAATAGGTATTTCCATATTCACATCCATTTCCGGTATCAAATTTACCGAAGCTGTAAAATCGGGAGTAAAATATGGAAGAATTTGTTCAATAATTTTTGTTCCATCTTCGGCGTTTTTTACATAAACGTATAAACGAAATCCAAAATTATAGGCAACAGGATTATATTGATATTTTAATTTACTTGGATAATCTATATCTTTTGCAGAAATTCTGCCAGTTGTTCTTAATTTGCGATTTGGATCATAAGACACGTTAGTCATCTCAAACGACATATAAGGTAATGGAACTGTTCCTGATTGACGATCAATACTAGGATCCATTTGCACGCGTGCTAACATTTTATCTTTTGGTGCATATGTTATCGGCACACGTATTAATTGTTCTAAACGTCCAGTAGTTGAGTTTTCTTTAGAAATAGTAATTTCGTTAAATAATGTGCCAAATAACGACACATATTTTCTGATTGTTTGAAAATAAAATTGTTGATTAAACATTAAATTCTACCTTCACTGAATGGATCGTATACAGAAAAGTCAACGAACCCGTCTGATTCTGTTTGAATACTTTCATTAGTTCCAGTACCAACAATTGTTTCTAAATCGTATGATTGGTATACCAAATAATTACCACTTTCATCCAGTATGTATTCATTTTCTTCTGTTGTTATTGAGTAATCAAGAATATTTGTACTTAAACGAGTTTGCATAGAATCAATTTCTGCTATACCAGTATCCATATCTTCGTTGCTATATTCAAATAACTCGCATGTCATTTCCCAAGTTTGTAGCGCACCGAGTTGGTAGAACATTTCAAATTTGTTGACATATTTAATTTGGAAACATTTTTTATTAAGCGGGAAGAATATCAAATCGCCTTCGCGTGGGCGAATAAATGATAATGTAGACCCAATTTCATCATTGAATATACGTTGTGCAACAGAAAATACAACCTGATCACGAATTTCGAGACCAAATTTAGACATGAAATTGCCATCACCAGAAAAACCGTCAACCGATTTAATATACATTTCTATAGGCATCGCCAAAGTATACGATGATTGATCATCTGCAGTGTATAACTTATCTAAGTTATTAATATTTCTTGGTAAATATAACACATCTTCGCCGTAAATTTTGATAGCTTCAATAATCAAGCTTTCTAAAAGAAGTTGCTCTTGAAAACTGGTAAAATTATTAAAGTAAAAATTTGTAGCCATTCTTAACCTTTTATCTCATTTCTAGAAATTAAGATTGCTTTATTTTTTTGATGTTGTTCTTGAACCAAATCTTTATTTTCGCCCTGATAAGTTACGGCATAATTATTTTCTATTAACCACTGATTAACATTAGTTCCATCATCTAATATAAATTCACCAAGAATTCTACCAAACTTATCATCATTATTATCAGATTTTAAAGTTCTAATCTTACACCATTTTGAAGAAGCAAGTTTTTCTGTTAATTTCTTTTTTGATAAAAGACCTCTTACTTTTTCTTCAGTATTAGTTGTTCTTGATTCTGGCGTGTCAACACCTGCCATTCTAACACGTTGGTTAGCTAGCACTATGTTAAACCCCAGATCTAAATTTATATCAACAGTGTCGCCATCTAACACTTTATTAATTTTACATGAATATTCATACATTATAATTCAACTTTTATGTTTGGATAAAGATATTTAGTATAGTTTAGTAAAACGTATTTTTAGCCGATCATATCCGTAGCTGGCAATGAATAACTAAAGATCATTTCTTGCTCGAGTTTTTCTTTTTCTTCATTAGCTTCATCATATATTTGTTGGCCATTAAAAGTAAGACCACCAGGAAGTTGCATACCTTGATATTTCTTCAAGTTATTACCCCACTGCATTTTAACCAATTCATAACAATAACGCATAATCCAACGATCACCCCAAACATCATTGTACGTATTAGGATCTACAACTTGATATGCTTCTACAAGAATATTATCACCTTCAGCAAAAAGACTCCAATTGGTGTCGATATGTAACTTATTCACATGTCTGTTATAACGGAATGGTTGTTGCCCAACCAACATTTGTTCAAGAAATTGCACATGTGTCAATGCCATATAATATGGTACCATTGAAACTGATGTTAATGTATAAAGATCATTCAAAGCAATTTGGTAACGAATATTGAATAAGTTGTTAGTGTTCAATCCTTGTCCAATAGGAAAAAGATTTACTGCACCAATTATATTATCTGGTAACGTGATATACTTATTATTGATGTCTGTAGAAGTAACTGAATGTTTATAGTAAATTTTCTCAGTTCCATCAAAATGGTAATCATAATAATATTTAAGAGCTTCGTCAATACGATCATCAACCTGATCATCGT